GCACCGGATGTGTCTCCCATATCAAGAGGATCGATTGCCGCGTCTACTCCGGCATCTGCCGCTGGATCGAGAAGGCCAGAGAGGAAACCTCCCGCTAGGCCACTGGCACCCCCCATAAGAGCGCCTGAGAGAGGATTACCACCGCTTATCGCGGAGCCTGCACCGCCGCCTATGGCTCCGCCGAGAGCCGGGATTAAAAGAGACGCTCCACCGGTTGCGGGAGCAGCCAATATACCAAGACCGGTTCCTAATGCGGAACCGATGCCTCCGCCCACCCCACCCCCACTCATGGCGTTATTCTCCTTATTAATTTATGTTTATGCCGAAAATACCTGATAGTTTCAGGCAATGCTTCTTCTACGTCTCCCCTGATTTTTCCAATAATTTTTGCGCCGTCACCGAAGGGGCAGAATAGATCGACCAACCATAAATGATGGCCAGAACGCCAATCCGATGCGGTAACTCCAGTTGAAGCTTGATGACAGGCCGATTGCTCGTTCATAAACGCAAATGTGAGAAATCCCCGTAATTCATCCCCTAAATGAACGATGAGAAGTTGCCCCAAAGCCATAGGATCGCTAACCCGCCGTTTGATTTCGGCCATGTCCCATTTTACGGAATGTTCGGAGTTGATGATGAGGCGGTAGATAGGAGCGAAATCGTCCTCTTCCGCTACTCGCCACGTATATTTCGCCATGCGTTAATACCAAGCATTTCGTGAGAAACGCCGAATATCAACGAGGAAATGCCCGCAGAGCTATCGGATGTTTTGCTAAGATACTGAAATTTAGGAAAATGTCAAGCCTCGGGGCCAAAGGCTTTGATAAAGGCCGAAGCCCAATTTTGCCATGTCTTAAAACCTTCGGCTCTAGGGGTTTGATAGGTCTGGCAAACTGCGCTTTGATTAACCTGATTGGCGTATTGCCTCCAATTACTTTCTCTCGGTTTTATTGGTTGAATTTCTATGTCGGGACGAGTTTGACGAAGGCTGGCCGCCCACCGGTCAAAGGTTATTGTGGGAGTGGGCCATGTTATCAAAGTTGAATCCCCTATAAAAATAGGCTAGAAATATCGGGTCGGCTGGTTTTTGCGAACCATACCGACCCTGATCACAACGAGGGAAAGCTCGCCATGACTGATAACACATTAGCTGAAATTGAAGAAATTTGGAAGCCTCACGCAGCAAAAATAAATTTAGTGCTCCGGCGATTTGCCGGTCTCTCAAAACTGGAATACGCCATATGGGATATAAATGGTATTATCTAGCGAGACCTATCTCCGGGCCTATAAGAAATCAGTGGTGACCCCATGATGAAAAAGCCGTTTTGTTCATTGGTAGAAATCTGCCACCGCAAATATCTGGCCTGAACCTGAAGATCGAATTTGTTGTTCGATGTCTGTTGTTGAATGGTTGTGGTGTTTAAAACCGTGTCCGCGTCTTGCGGATATTCACGGCCAAGGACATTAAATGTTATATTCTGGTTGAATTTAAAATCAGGTTCGAGGTAGACCAATTCAGTCCATACATCTTCCGTTGCGATAGCCGGACTTGCGAATAAGGTAAGACCACCTCCGACAAGGGAAAGGGAAGGACTTAGAATGCTTGATGGAATGGCTAAAGCCTGATTTCCGCGAACCTGATTTGTACCTATCTCATGTTGCCAAAGTGGATACACCGTTCCAGTATTTTGCCCTATTGGCGTTAATCCAAGAGCCGAACCCATCACGGGATATGGAAACGTTTGTGCAAAATAAGCCGCCGAACGGCCATCCGTAGGCAATGGGGTAGAGTACCAACTATTTTCCCTGACATTATATATAAACATCCAGTTACATTCGGTCGCTCCGAACATCGGAGCGCACCAGCAAATTTCGCCCCAGCGCGGAATTTTAAAGCCAAAAACTTTTTGCCTTTGCGCGTAATTGAGATTGGTATAGAAAAAATCCAGATTCATTTCGTTAGGCAATTCGTTTAGTACTCCGTTAAAAACAAGGAATCTGTCAATTCCCGGCCAATAATAAATTCCGTCCTTTTCAACCGGCGAGGACGAAGAAAGGATTGAACTTTGATCCGATAGAATATTAAAACTCCACAGCGTTTCTCCGCCAACATAGGATGCCTGAATAACGCTATCGAGCGACCATAAAAGAGCAGAAGGGTTATTGCTGCCTCCCCGGATTGAAAGACCCTTGACAATCTTTGTCGCACAAATATTCGCCGCGTTTGCGACTGGGAAAACCCCCGGATTATCTTCGTCCGACCACGCAAAAAGCCCATTACTACCATAGGCGACAAGGAAAGGCGGCAGGGCGAGCAAGCCGCCGTCTACGGTGAATGTGGCCGGGGTAGGCGTGGCATCGTTTACGGCTGGAACAAGCGGCACGGTATCGTTTATATTTCCCACATAAACAGGCTGCTGAATCGTGCTGGCAATATCGGCTAGGTTCGGAGCGGAATGGGCGCATAGTTCGACAAGACCGCTTCCGCTATCGTCATAAATGCTATCCATCTGCCAGACATTGTTCGGACTTCCTGTAAATCCCACAGGCGTTATATCCGTGGGGGTTGAGCCAGTTCCGGCATCCGTGAATTGACCGACGTTGAGATTGTTTGCAGAACCGGAAAATATATTGATAAACCCGTTGCCTATTGGATTAACGAATAGACCACGAGAAGGCCCCGGGAATGCTTCGCTCATGCTGCGATAGCCGAGCATGGAGCGCGGAAGGCCGCGATAGAACCTTGTCCATAAACCTTGAGACCAGAAATTTCCTTCTGTATCGGTCGTGTCCAGCTTGACACCGGGCTGAGGACGTATAGGAAAAAGTTTAAGAGCTTCGGCCATTAATCACCATAATAAACTGCTTCATTGCACCCATTCTATGAGGATACCCCCGGGTGCCCCAGTTGTAGGCGAACCGCCGGTTTGTTGACCACCTCCGCCTCCCCATCCCTGACCATTATTACCTGCTGACCCACCGCCGCCGAAAGAATTGCTACCACCGGAACCTGATGAAGAAGCGAGTACTTGCCCACCTCCGGTCTGCAGCGCATATGTGGAATTTGTGCATGAAGCGACCGTTGTGCTATTTGATAAGCCTCCACCGGCAGTAATGGTCGTACTTCCATTATTGAAGGTTGTATTACCGCCATTACTGGAACCGCCCGTTCCAGCAGTTCCTATCGCAACCGTATAGGTCGTTGTGGCCGAAAGACCGTTCCCAAACCACACACATGCTGCGCCCGACGATCCCGCTGGATTTCCAGACGAACTCCCACCACCACCACCTACAAGCGTAATCTTAAAATTCGTCGAAGTCGTTATTCCTGCGGGGGAAACCCACGAAGTTCCACTGGTTACGGCTGATAATTGATACTGTTCCACAGGCGGAAGAGGGGAGGTGTTCTGCCATGTTGAGTTGTAGGCATATATTGTATTGGTAGCGGTATCATAAACGAGAGGCGTAAAGCCCGAATGGGAGACAGGAGTTCCAGTTGGCAATCCTGAAGTCGTGGGTATTTCAACAAAGCCGCCAGTTGCCGTAGTTGCTAAAGAACCACCGCCAAGCAAAGCCGTGTGCGTCGTATCGTAGCCTTGATACGTTCCACCAATATTTATGTAATTTGTTTGGCCACTGGTCGTTGCATCAACGGCGCTTGTCGTGCCGATCAGGATGTTATTGCTTCCCGTTGTGAGCGTAGTGCTTCCAACGCTGGGCCCAATGATTACGTTCGATGATCCGGTTGTGATGGAGCTACCCGATCCATAGCCTAAAGCCGTATTGTTCTGCGCTCCGGTTCCAGTGAGATAGAGAGAATTACCGCCAATAGCCGTATTTGCTCCCGGAGAAAAGGTTGAAAGATTTGAATACGCCCCTCCATTACCGGACAAAGCTCCGGAACCGAAGGCTGTGTTGTATTGGCTCCCCGTGATGACGTAACCGGCATTGTATCCACTTGCCGTATTATTATTTGCGGTTGCGTTGGAAAGAGAGCCTAACCCTAGAGAGGTGTCAAACTCCTGAGATACGAGAGTTGGTGGTGTGCCGACAAAAACATCTCCAGTCCCCTCCATATACATTGATCCTACGCTATCGAAGAATAGGCCACCTTCAACTCCAAGACCGGATGCAGAAATGGCGATAATAGGATTACCGGCAATTTCGGCTCCTATCGCGGTGGTGCTGGTAGCATAAAGACCAGATGTTGGATGCCCTGAAATTTGTGGGCTTGCCGTGGTGGAAGAGCCTAAAATAGTTCCGCCCCCTCCGGCAATTGGAACTCCGCCTACATATATGCCAGTTGCAGCGTCTAAAGTTCCAGAGCCTTCATTAGTTGTAGAACCTACAGTAACGCCACCGTTACCAGCTATCGTCATTGCGTTTGTGGAACTGGTGCTAAATCCCAAAGATGTCGATGTCGTAAGGTAAAGTCCGATAGGGGGAGCAGCCGATGAGGTTATAAATCCCAGAGCGCCGTTTATTTCGACCACGCCCGCAGCTTGGGGGGAAAGCTCAAGACTGACATTCGTATCGCTTCCTGCCGCTGCAAGTTCCACCGGAACGCCAGTCGCAGACCCGAAAAGCTCCCAATAATTGACCGCGCTTGAATTTCCCATAAACTGGCCCGATTCCTTGCCAGCGGCGGAAAAGGCGCTGATATTCGTGGTGGGGCTGTAGAGGCCGCTATTTGTGTTTCCGGCCCATGACAAAGAGGGAGCCGTTGCGCTTCCTTGCGGAAGAATAATTGCGCCCCCAACGCTTGATGTGAAAGCGTTTACGATGCTCGTTCCGTTGCAATATAGAATCGCATTCGTTCCTTGCGCTACGACAACACCGGGGCCTGAGCCTGTTGTGAAAGTGAGCGTATATGGCCCTGTCGTATCGTTATAAACGAAGTATATTTGAACCGTTGCGGGTACGATGACCTGAATATTTCCCGTCAATGCCCCGGTAAATTGCTGGATTATGTTCTGGGCTTGGGCGGATGTTTCGGTGACGTTGCTCGATCCGGCCACGTTGAGGTTAAGAAGCGTTACCGCGAATGTGTTTTGAATGCCCTTGCCGACACTAAACCATGACGTTCCGCTGTCCATGATAAAAGCCGATTGTGTTGGACTATAAACGCTAGTCGCCCCACCGTCTATTTGATCGCTGCCATTTGGTTGAATGGTAAGAGACCCGGAACCGTTATTCGCTACTGCGAAAAAGAAGCCATTACCCGCACTTGCCGCCGAGGGCAAAGTAATCGTTCCCGAACCACCATCCCAGACATAAAGTTGCGCCCGGCTTGAAGTCGTGAGCGTGGTATTTGTACTAATAAAATTAGTTGTCGGATTGAGGTTTAATGTACTGGCTATCGCCAGTAGGCCAAAACCGGCCAATTGCGATGCTTGGGCCTGTGAAGTGCCGGTTCCGAATTGCAGGACGTACCAACTTCCATCTTGCGTAGAATTTCCGTCCTCTAAAATATACCAGCTTTGCCCTGCGGCAATTGTCGCTATGGCATCACCGTTATAGCTAACGACATTAAATGTGTTTGTTCCTGGGTTTGAAATTATGACATCGTAGCCGACGCTTTGAAGCGTGGCATCGGGCATGTAAACATCAAGTCCGGTCGTCGTCGCCGTGAGGTTCATGAACCGCGCAGCGGTATTAGTTTGTGCCGCCGGGAATTGGGGCCAGGAGAGGACAAGATTGCTGGAAAATGTGTACGATGAATACGCAACATCTGACGGGCTCACCGGCGAACCTCCGAACACAGAAGTAAATCCACTGGCCCTTGCTACCCCGGCAAGAGATAAGAGTATTAAAAATACTGCGAGAGTTTTTCTCATGTCGTCCTCGGCGGCGGGGGCGTTAAAGCTGTTGGAGAGGGTTGGTTTTCCGGTTCCCCGGCTATCGCTTGCGTATCATAAAGACCTTCCAGTTCCATCATCTGAAATGCCTGTTTTGCCTGAGCGTACATGCTCTGCCATACTGGAATGCGTTCGTCCGTTTTGACAAACGGAATGGCTTCCATGAGACAAGCATATAGGAGGAGATCATAAGCATAGGTCGTTAGCCAGTTAGTTTGCGTCGTTTCGTCAAGGAACGAAAGCGTTCCGTAATAGTCGATCTTGAACGGGTAGGCTGAATTTGGCGAAGGGCCGATGAGCCAGTGCTGGTAATCCGCATCCGCATAGTAGAATTGCTGTGTTGATGGATTCCCTTGAACGGTAGGATCGGGATAGACCGCACGGATATATTCATAGGTGCGCTCGAAAACCGGCGTATGCGTGTTATTCCCGGTTCCGGTTCCGATATAAAACCCTATCGTTTTCCGCCAATCAGACGGCTTTGCCATGATGCCGGTCGATTGCGCCGTGCCATCGAATATACCAACAATTTCAGTTCTGAAGCCCAGCAATTTTAGCTCCCTCGGTATTCGCAATTGGGCCAGAAGTATGAATCGAGGGATTTGGTTTATGATGAGGGCGTCACTCCTTTGGAGATAAGACTCCAAATCTGACACCAAGGTAGCGTAAGTGGCGGCTGCTACCATTACTCAGCTCCCGCAGTAGATGGTAAAAGAC